CGATACACTAAAACTAACCGATCCTACCGCCCCACTACCGCCAACCCCTGTCAGCGCCTTGGTAATGTTCGGCCCTACTGTCCCTACACTGCCTGTGGCAAATACCCCTGTATCTGCATCAGACTCAACCGCTACGACTGTCCCTACATTTCCTACGCCACCTACGCCCGTTAAAGCGATGGTGATATTGGGGCCAACTGTTCCTACATTACCCGAGGCTGGATCTCCTGTGAGCGGTAGAGTACCGCCCCAAGCTCCATCACCCCAAGTGCCATAGCCCCATGTTAATGCCATACATTATGTTGTTGACAACCGCAGTAGTGCAGATGATGTCGAGTTTGAAGGCATTGTCAGTGTAAACGTACCTGCCGTAATGGTCTGTGAACCAAAAGTATGAACGCTTACTGCTTTGTTTGAGGCACTGGAGTTGTAAATCAATACAGTATCAAAAGCGGTGTTTACTGTCAAAGCTGTCCATTGAAAGCTCGCAGTGGGAGTCCAATAAGCCACACCTGCCGTAGAAGACGAGTTGGTAGCAATCGGACTTGTACCATTTGTCACCGTCACGCCGCCAGCCGTGTATCCCGTACCTGAAGTGTTGGTCACCTCACCAGTCGTAGAGTACGCAGTTGTGGCCGCATTAACTGTGGCTGAAGCAAAGTACAGCGCCGCTTTGAATGTATTACCTGTACCAGTGGTAAAGTTATGAGTGGCTGTCATCAGCTCACCCATGAAAGAAGTACACATTGATTGAGTATTACTCACGGGATCTCCTTAAATAGTTTGCGGCTTCTTCAAGCCTTTCTGGTTCATCTTCAAAATAACCTAAGCCCATATTGCATTTTCCGCAAAGAAGTCCTCGAACTTTTCCCGTTGAATGACAATGGTCAACAAAAAACATTTCCTGGGTAATGTATTTTCTTTTTCTGGCGCTGGGTACTTTAGTTCCACAAATTCCGCAACCACCACCTTGTTCTCTCAACATACGATAGTAATCATCTATCGTAATACCATATATGGTTTTTAGTTTAGATGGCCATTCAATTCTTCTATAAATACTGGGATCACGTTCTTTTCGTTCTTTCTGTTTTTGTAAATTACAAATTTTACAATACGGTACAGCTTGTCCAATTCTAGGCCCACTTTGCCTAATTGTAAAATCAAATAAAGACTTTTCCACCTTACACGATGGGCAGGTCTTTAAAGCAACAGTAAAAGTTTCTAACGTATTCATCCTAGAATGTTTCTACCGTACCCGAAACAAGGGACGGCATTTGCTTTAAAGTCACATGGGCAGAACGGTGAACCAGTTCACCATCTAGGTAGTACTCATCCCATGTTGTGTACTCAACGTCATTGTCTAAAGAGCCTGGTCTATGCTCCAACAATGAAGTGTCCATGTCGCCTTTGGTGGTTGTGATAATCAATTTGAACTCCTGATTAACGCTGCTGTTGAAGTATTGGCTGGCATTGTAATGGTAAAGTTTACCTGAGATTTGTCTGATCCAAAGTCAATCACGCAGATAGACTTGTTGCCTTTGCTGACGTTGTACAATAAAGCGCATCTAGCCATAAGGCTAGAGTTTGTCCAAATTACATTGTTGAAGCTAACATAAGCCGTATAGCCTGATGTGTTAACTGTTGCCCCGGTTACCAAGTTACCTCCTGCGGTGTAACCTGTCCCGGTGATCTCCCCGGTTGTCGTGTAAACAGTGGTATCAGCGTTTAAACTTGCAAAGCTTGTGTAAAGCGCCATTTTGAGCGTATCAGACAACAGATTATGTGTGCCTTGATAAAGCTCTGCTTTGAAGCTGGTAGTTTGGGTTTGGACTATCATTCGACTTTAGTCCTCACTTGGCCATCACGATAAGCATCACCACGTTGTTTGCCATCACCCAAGTTCTTGAGCAAGGCAACGGCTTGTATGTATCTGTCCTTATATAGGGCAACCATGTCTGCATCACCCTTAACATAAGTGATGGCTTCATAAAGCACGGCATTCAACAACGCTGTGTCAAAGTTATCACTTAGCCATGTCTCGCCATTAACGTTGGTAATGGCCGTGACTGTTAATGCAAAATTAGTCCCGTTGGGTATTGAGGCACTCAATACATCACCAACGGCAAAATAGCATCCTTTGCCTACCAAGGTAACACTTGTAACCACGTTGCCGCTAACCACAATAGTAGCAGTAGCGCTGTTCCCAGTCCCGCCAGCAAGAGGAACATTATAATATGTGCCATTTGTATACCCGCTTCCTGCGTTGGTTATTGATACAGAACTTAAAGCTGACTGAATTATTGAATCTGGATAATAAAAATAATGCAGTTCTGCGGTGTATGCTGTGTTTGGCGTTGGCCCCAAAATGAAGACCAAATCTGTTGGATTTGTTGAATTAGGGCCAAAAATGGCATAGTACTTTGGTTGGCCACTTGAATTGGGGTTTGGATAGGCTTCACGCATGTAATTAACGTCTTTGTTAATTAGGTATGTATAGTCCCCAGATGTCCCGGTAACTGGATAAATAGCCAGTGAGTAAGTTGAAAGAAAGTCTGTTGGGGCGGCCAAATATGGATTACTTGGTGTCACCGACCCAGTGACGTTCTTCCGCAGTTCTTGGATCTGAACGGTATTGTATATACGTTGTTCAGCCTGCTGAATCATGCGATTCAGATCCACCGTAGGGAAGTTGTTCTCTACGTAATCATTGACTGCGGTAACTAACTCGCTGTAATACATTATGCTAACGGGCCTCTAGCTATTGTTCCACGCTCTGCTGCGCCGTTGCCCCTAGTCTCTTCACCAGTGGTTTTGACTTCCCAGTTATTGCCAATACCAACGCCGCCGTTAAGCGGTGTCCAGTTCTTCCGGGTTGGCATCTTTACAGGCAATCCAACATCATCTTCGATGTCCATTTTTTTGCCTTTTGGGGTATGAGGAGTGGCATATACTTCAGCCGAGCCATTCTCTTTACCCATGCTTTTGTGTGAGTATTTCATTATCGACCTCTCGATGAGCCAACTTGATTGATGAGTTTGGCGGTGTTTCTGCCGTACTCTTTCATCATTTCATTGGTTTTTCCGCCTGCGGCGAACTTTTTAGCCCCGGGATGCATACGCTTCTCGTGGCCTTTAACTTCCTTTTTTGCTTCAGTATCAGCAATTTGTTTAACTTCTTTGCGATCCATAGAACCCCCTAAGATGATGTAATCGTAACCGTACCTACACTTGTCGTTGCCACCAAATAATTGGGCGTTAGCCCTACATCATTTGCTGAAGCACCTCCAACAGGGTTCCATCCCCATTGGATATCCCTTGATCCGCCTGTTGGGTAACCACCAAACCCCGTGAGGTTTAAGTCTAACCCGTTTAAACCTGCCGTTGAATACGTAATGTCTGGCCTTGGCTGTCTTACAGCCTGCGGATCATCCACTGGATACATGCCCAATTGAAGCTGCGGGTGATCTGGATCCCAGCATTCATCACATACTTTCAGTTGGTATAGTTTAGTCTTTATGACTTCCATTTTCAACTGTTTTAGCTTGTATCTCTGGCCACATCGATCACACTCGGCAATCGAATATTTGCCTGATGCGAATCTATTGCCCACTACGTACTCCCACCGCCAATGAACATCTGACGAGGTACAAACCTTATTGCAGCCTTTTCACGGTCTTCACCAGCCGCAAAGTTGAATTGTTCTTCATACTGCGTTTTGAGCATGTCTATCCGGCCTTGCAATTCTGGGGTCTTGCTGGCAATATAAAAGGCTAGTCCTGATACCAAGGCAGGTAGGAACCTGAAGTTCATGTCCGGGATTTCTACGCCGTTCCCAGCGTCCTGAATCCTACGCATTCTCCAATACACAAAGGTGTAAGTGGTAGAGCCGTCAGGAGTTGGCCAGACAGTAAAAGCAGGGATACGCTGTAGGTATGCCTTAACGCCAGAGGCGTAGGTAGAAGCCGTTGTATTGTTCTGCGCCCTGAAGCAATTACTTAATGCATTTCCGGTAATGTAGTTATAGAAGATCGTTTCAGATCCAAGAAGTACATAACCAAACGCAGGAAAACCTACGGTAGATGTTAGGTTAATTGTTGTATCGGTAGGCTGTACAGTGCTGGCCACGGTAATAGCCGTGCCAGATGAATCAAACATGGGGGATGTCTCCCCCGCTGCCCTTTGAACCCAGACTTGAATAGGCCGGGCTTGGGCTAATTTATTGGGTATTGTGGCATACGTGCTAATACTGATCCGTGTGATGTTCAAGTCAGACTGGTTAGTCTGCTGGTTAGCATCTGTCCGTATGACATGATCCAAAAGATCAATGGTGTCTTGTGGCAATGGATATGTGTTTAAACCTTGTTGCAGGGTTACTGTACCCTGATCAAAAGTCCACATGTCCAAACCACGGTTTTGCCATTCAATGGTTAAAAGGTTCATTGACCTGCGGGCTGTGCGTAGGTCATATCCTGAGCGTAGCTCTCTCCCGGCACGTTCCCATGCCTCTTCTGCAATTTCTGTGAAATCAGGCGAAAAGCCTGTTGTGCCGGAAGTATTGCTCATTTAGCCATTCTCATATTATCGATTAAATTTGAATATGGCCTGCCCGCTGCTTTAGCAGCTTTCTTGGCTGCGGATTTCTTTTCTGGGCTTAGTTTCTTTGATTTACCCAAACCTTTTGGTCTGGGTTTATCCCAAACTTCACCACCTTCAGCATACAGACTTACATCGTCAGGATTATCCTTGCGGCGTATTGTCTTTCTAGATGGCATCTTATCGGGGCTAATAGCCCCCATGCCACGGCTTGCCATCATCTCATAACCCCTTTGGTGAAGCCTTTTCTAGCTATGCCATCACCACGTTTACTGGCTGAAACAGTACCGCCTTTGGCGTAAGCTTGAATCTTTCCGCCTTTGGAGTACTCTCTGCCAGTTCTTGGGTTCCTAGATGATGGTTCGGCAGCCAATGATGGATCCATGCCTAAATTGTTCAGCATTTGCTGGCGCATTGCTGGTGTGGCAGCTTTCCATTGAAGCGAATTTTTAAGGCTTGTTAGCCTAGCATCAGGAGGGTTATAAGCAGGTTTAGGAGGTATAGCATCCATCAATTCCGCATCAGATACAGCAGCCTGCGATGGGCCAGTAGGCTTAGTAGCCGCA